TCGCCCTCGGTCAATCAAGGAGTGTGTTCTACCACAACACCTGAAAGATGTGTTTCAAGCGTTTGTGGACCAAGAGCAGATTCCTAATCTTCTTCTCAGTGGTGGTCCTGGTATCGGTAAGACGACCGTTGCCAGGGCTCTTCTGAGTCAGTTGGATCTTGATTATCTAATTATCAACGGTTCTATGAATGGTAATATCGACACCCTTCGAACTGAGATCCAACAGTTTGCTTCTACGGTATCGTTCAACGGTAAGCGTAAATATGTTATCCTTGATGAAGCAGACTATCTAAATCCACAGTCTACACAACCTGCTCTCCGTAACTTCATGGAAGAGTTTTCTAATAACTGTGGTTTCATCCTCACTTGTAACTTCAAAAATCGTATCATCGAACCGCTACACAGTCGGTGTTCGGTCGTTGAATTCAACATCACTAAAAAAGAACTATCTGGTCTTGCACCTCAGTTTATGCGGCGTATTGAGAATATCCTGAAGATGAAGGGTATCAAGTATGACCAGAAGGTAATTGCTGAGTTGATGATGAAGCATATGCCAGACTGGCGTCGTATTCTAAATGAGTTGCAGAGATACTCTGTCACTGGCAATATTGATGTTGGTATCCTTACTAACATGAGCGACGAGTCGTTTGACTCTCTGGTAAAGATGATTGGCAGTCAAGACTTCACTGGCATTCGTAAGTGGGTTGTGGACAACAGTGATATTGAAACTGCTACTCTGTATCGCAATCTCTACAACCATGCCAGTAAGAATATGAAGCCAGCGAGCATCGCTCAGATGGTTCTCATCCTTGCTAAGTATCAATATCAGGCAGCGTTTGTGGTTGACCATGAGATCAACAACGTGGCTTGTCTAGTTGAACTGATGACAGATTGTGAGTGGAGTTGATTATGACCAATGAAGAAAAGATGGGTTCAATCGCTGAACTGAAATTATTTCGTAATTTCATGATGATGCTTGACCCTAATTGCAAAATCGAATATCATTATGATAAGTATGCACGGTATTGGGACGCTAGGGTTTACAGTAAAGGCAAGTGGCGTTATTATCAAATAAAGACAGGTGCACCTTACGTTACAAAACGTGCGGGTGTTTTAAATCTATCTCAGCAACAAAATTATATTAATTTTATGGCTGATCCAAATATCGATGGTGGTGCACCAGATTCTAAATTAGACTTTTTAAGTTTTCCGATTGAGGGTCCACGAAGATTTAATGAAGAGATTCGTGAGTCGTGGTTAGGTAATGTTTATTTACTAAAACCCAGTGTGATTAAAAATGCGAATGAAGATATGTTTGAAATTCAAGATAGAAATACAAAAAATGCCAGATATATAATTCCCTATGAAGGAAATTATGACTGTATTGGTCAGAATTTACATATAAGGGAAGAAAATATAGGAATTTATGAAAAATTAAAAAATCTAACGTCGAGTAAATACTGATGAGTCCGTTTGACTTCGTAACCGATATCAATCTGGGCAAGAAAGATATCATGACTAACTCTGAAAACCCAGAACTAGCAGAAAGGACATATAGCCCATTTCTAACTAACAAGTCACTTTCATACTTTGCCGACACAGTTCAGTATGCCAATCTGATGAATATGCATGGCAACCTAGACCATATCATGCAATATTCGTTTCTACTAAATATCGTCAGGAAGCGGAAGCGTTTCTCTAAATGGCACAAAGCCACTGATGATGAGGACTTGCAAGCAGTCATTGACTATTATGGTTATTCAGTCAAAAAAGCGAAGGAAGCACTCAAAATTCTTGGTGATGAACAATTGGTATCAATAAAAGAAAAAATGAGTAAAGGTGGTATGAAATGACTGATTTAACAACAATGATTGAAGTGCATCTGAAAAACGAAGATGACTTCCTCAAAGTAAAAGAAACGCTGACCCGTATTGGCGTTGCCTCTCGCAAAGATCATAAGCTATATCAATCCTGTCACATTCTACACAAGCAGGGTCGGTACTTCATTGTTCACTTCAAAGAACTCTTTGCGCTTGATGGCAAACCCTCTGACTTCAACGAGAATGAAGCAGACATTGCTAGACGTAACACTATTGCTAATCTATTAGAGCAGTGGGATCTAGTTACTCTAGTCGATTCAACAAAGACAGCAGAGCCTGTAGCACCGTTGAATCAAATCAAAATTCTACCCTATAAAGAAAAGAACGATTGGGAACTTGTAGCAAAATATAGTATTGGAAGGAAAAAGTAATGTATGGTGATGTACCTGGTGAAAGTAAAGTATCAGAATTTCGTACTCGTACTATGCTCTTAGAAGCAAGTGAGGCACACTTCAACGCACATATTCAGAAGCATCGTGCTAACATCGAGGTGCTTCTACGTCACACTGTCGGTCTTGCCGAGCATCCTGATATCATGGATACGATTGAGAAGGAGTTGGAGATCATGGCTGAGTATGACGATAAATTAGAAATGTTGAAAAAATATTTCTAAAAAGTACTTGACATATGATATAAGATGCATTATATTATATAAGAATGATTATGAAACCGAAAGGAACTTGGAATGAATAACTATATGAAAACACTTGCTATCGCTGGTATTGCCCTATCACTTGGTGCCTGTCAGGCAACCACCATGGGTAAGATGGGTGGTGGTATTCTTGGTGCTGGATTGGGTGCGCTTGGTGGCAGTCAATTCGGCAAAGGGCAAGGCAAGACTATTGCTACTGCTGCTGGTGCTTTGTTAGGTGCTGGTGGTGGTGCTTTTGTCGGCAACTCATTAGCAATGCCCTATGAGAACCGCACGGCTATCAATGGCAACACTATGCGTATTGGTCGTAACGGTCAGCGGATTACTGAGAATGGTTATCGGATTGACCAGAATGGTCAGCGGATTGATGATGCTCAAGTCAGCAGTCAACGTCGTCACAATTACGATGGCACACCAGTCATCGTGAACCAAGGTGGTGGGTATGCCCGTTCAAACTCACCATCCATCAGTAACTATGGTTGTACTGTTCGTAACAACTATGTTATTTGCAACTCTAACTAACCTTGTTATGCGTTAGTTGCATACCTGGGTTATAAAAATAGCGAAACAATATTTCGTTATATCAGACTAAATAATATTGAGCAGAGAGCGTTTCTCTGCTCTTTTTATGATACGCCATAATGGGTATCAAACTAAACCAACCTTGCTTACACAGGAGGTAAAAGCAATGACTAATAAACAAATGTTCAATCTAACAGATTTTCCAATGTTCGTCGGTTTGGATCGGGTCTATACCCAGATGCTAAAGCATTCCGAAGATACGAGCTTTGCGAAAGCTATCCCTAACTTTCCACCATACAACATTCGCAAAATCGATGAGAACAAGTATGCTGTGGAAATCGCTGTCGCCGGATTTTCTAAGTCCGATATCGAAATTGAAATCGATGGAGACACCCTAAAGATTACTGGTAGTTCTGCTTCTGTTGATGAAGAAGATAGTTTCTTACATAAAGGAATTGCGAATCGTGCATTTGCTCGCACATTCAACCTAGCAGACACAATTGAAGTTAAGGATGCCTCTCTTATGAATGGGATGCTCAAGGTCTTTCTTGAGAACATTATTCCAGAAAATCAAAAGCCACGCAAAGTGGATATTACAGAGGAGCCTACTTCAGATGAAAAAACTACTTAAATCAATTATTGACTGGGTTAATGAACCCGTAAAGTACGAGTATGAAAATGAACTAGAGTTCCTTTCCGAATCTGTAGACCACGCAGACTTAGAGCATAAGATCAGTGAAATCCAACGTGTTCAACGCTATCGTACAAATATTGCATTAGGAAAAGGATATCTATAAATGGAATACTTCACACAATCACCAGACTCAATCTTTTTTGGTGGTATGTTTGGTATGTTCTTCTTAGTAACCGTTGCTTCAATGGTTGCTCATAAATTTTTCAGTTGACATATCATCTAACATCTAGTACTATAGGGGAGTGGGCAACTGCTCCCCTTTTGCTTTGGAGGCAATTATTTTTTATTATACAAACGTGGACAGACTCGGTAACAACATCATGTTCCGGGGCTACAAAGACGGCAAGCGAGTCGAGAAGAAGATTCGGTATGAACCTACCTTTCATGTGACAGGTAAGGGTAACAAGACTTGGAAATCACTGGACGGCACACCAGTCGCTGAGATGAAACCAGGGACTATGCGTGACTGCAAAGACTTCCTAGAGAAGTATGATGGCGTGCAGGGGTTCAATGTCTATGGCACAACCAACTATGTGCATCAGTTCATCAGTGAGATGTTTCCTAAAAATATCAAGTATGACCGTACCAAGATGAATATCTGTACGATTGATATTGAGGTTGCATCTGAAGATGGTTTCCCAGAACCAGCAGAAGCCAAGCACGAAATCATCACCATCACAATCAAGAACAACAACAGCGGTCAGTATCACACCTGGGGTCTATATGAGTTTGACTCCGACAAGTGTGAGCAGTCTGTGTTGTATCGCCAATGCAAAGATGAGCGGACCATGCTGCTTGACTTTCTTGAATACTGGGGTGACCATACACCTGATATCATCACTGGTTGGTATTCAGATTTCTTCGACATTCCCTACATCGTCAATCGTGTTGCTCGTATCTTTGGTGATGAAATGGTCCAGAGTCTGTCACCATGGCGTAAGGTAGACCAAGACAACAAGATGATTGCTGGTCGTCAACAGATCGGTTATCGTATCATGGGTGTCACTCAGCTTGACTACATCGACCTGTTTCGTAAGTTTACACTTAACACTCTGGGTCAGCAGGAGTCTTACAAGCTAGACCATATTGCTAATGTAGTGCTTGGTGAGAAGAAACTAGACTACAGCGAGTATGGTTCGCTTCATATGCTATACAAGCATGACTATCAGAAGTTCGTCGAGTATAACATCAAAGATGTGGAGTTGGTTGACCGTATCGAAGACAAGTTGGGTCTGATTGACTTGGTTATGACCATGGCATACCGTGCTAAATGCACACTGAAGGATACGCTTGGCACTGTCGGTATCTGGGATGCTATTCTCTACAACGAGTTCAAGAAGCGTAAGATTGTCGTGCCACAAAAGCGTATGTCTGATTACAATACCATCGAAGGTGGTCACGTCAAAGATC